GGCCTTGAAACCATCGGCCGTGAGCTTACTGCCGTCGATGGCCCGCAGTGAAAACTCCTTGAATGCGTCAGCGATGCTATCAGTATCCCGCGCACCCGCCTTCATGCCTGCCTGAAGAATGCCGAGCGCGTCGTCACCGGAAATGCCCAGCTTATTGAATTGAGTAGAGTACTCGTTCAACGTGTCGAGCCAGTCACCATTGGCGTCGAGGCCGGACGTGAATCCTGCCGTGATCAGATCGAATGCGGCAGTCGCATCCTTCGCCAGGCCGTTCTTGATCAGCTTGCCGGCCGCAACGGTCGACTCCGCGACGTCGACCCCGAACGCATCCGACAGGGCCAATGCGCTCTCGGTCATCTTCTGAAGGTCACCCGACGACGTCTCGGCCACGCCCCCGAGGTTGACCGAGACGGAACGGATCGCTTCGTTCACGTCATCGATCGAGCCGCCCCAGCTGTCCCGGTAGACCTTGCCGGCGACATCCCCCGCCTTGGCGGCATCCTCTCTGCTCAGGTCGAGCTGGGCCTTGAGCTTGGAGTTGGCGGCGCCGATCTCCATATTGTCGGCGAACCCCTTGGCGAGCAGTGCGCCCGCTGCCGCACCCGCCGCCGCTGCCGCCTTCCCGATGTGCTTGCCGAGCGCCGAACCGCCCTTCTTGCCGCCCTGCTCGCCACCCTTCTCCAGCCCCTCGCCCAGCTTGTCGCCGGCCTGCTTGCCGCTGGACTTGGCCTCGGACTTGAGCGCGTCGAAGTTGGTCTTGTCGGACGTGCGGACGACGATCTCTAGGGCGTTGTCCGCCACTCTTCCTCCTCCGGCTCTCCAAGATCGACCAAGTTGACCAGCCGGATGATCTCGGCCGGCTCGTTCATGAGTGCGCTCGGCAGGCAGCCGAACATCTTGCACAGGCGCACGATGGTGCGCGCCTCGATCAGCTCACGCGGTGCAATGCTTCCATCGGCATCTCCGGAGGCGGCCCACTCACGGACCGCGAGACTAAAGGGCCGGCCACCTGAGTGAGACCTCGAATCCAGGCACCGAAGAGCGCGAGGTTCCGGCCGAAGTCCCGTCCCCGGACGCCGGCCAAGTCGGCCGGCACTGGCTCTCCGTCCGCCGTCTCCAGATTCCAGGAGACGAGCGCTCCGGCGATGGTCTCGAACAGGCGCCGGATCTGGGCGCGCCCTTCCGTCGTCCTGCCCGACTCTTCGGTCAGCTCGGCCAAGTCCATGACGTCGAGCAGTTCACCCGTGGACAGCCCGCGCATCCGGACTTCCAGGCCGTGCTGTTCATCGTCCGGGTCATCGAACATAACCCGGACGATCTTCGGCGTGTCGGAGTAGCCCACGGTCAACTCTCCTCCGACCGGGGCCACCCGACATGCACGACGAAGCCGGCACCCTGCCCGTCCGCGAGCCTGACACGCGCATCGCCACCGACCTGCACGGCGAAGCCGGCGACGCCTGGTGGCTGTTCGGTCCTGTCGGCAACTCGGACGATCTCGGGCATGCTCACGATCAGGCCCAGGTCGGGACGGCGCCGTCGGCGAGCGAGCCCGGCGCCTGCCAGGTGAGCGCACCATCGGCCGCGCGAGTGAGTTGGTAGTCACTGAACAGCGTCTCGCACGCCATCGTCACGCCGTTCACCGTGATGGTGACAGTCCGGTTCACGGACGTCGAGGGAACCGTCTTGAACACGTCATGCGCGCCGGTAGTGCCGTTGGTGTTGAATACGCCGTTCAGCGTGCAGGAGAAGTCGGCCAGCAGGAGCAGTCGTTCGATGGCCGACTTGTCGACACCAGTGATGTCCTGCACGCCGCGCGGCGTGGAGAACGACCAGTTCGTCACGTCGTTCTTGATCGCCCGGGCGGTGCCGCCCGAGTCGTCCACGCTCAGCGTCGTCTGACCGACACCACTTGCCTTGGCCATGACCTACTCCTTGTCTGTCAGCCTTGCTTGAGCCGGTCGGCCAAGCGGTCCTGGTGCGTTCGGAAGTCGTCCACCCAGTCGTCCGGCGTCCGGCGCTGGGCATTGCCGCCCCAGCGCCAGTCGCCGTCCCGGACGACGAACAGCTCTGGAATCTCACGCTTCACCTGGTGGGCTCTGAAGCACTGCTGCCCCGGCTCGAAGGTGAAGGCGACCATGCCGTCGAGATACACCTCGACCGAGTACCGGCGCGAGCGGTCGGCCCGGATATAGATGTCGGCCTCACTGCCGACGTCTACCACGGTGCGCCAGCCGTTCAGATACATCTCGCAGTCGATCTCTTCGCAGGTCGCGTCCCGCCAGTGCGTCGCACGCGGGGCCGCCACGGCGTATGTCTTGTAGCTCCCCGGCGGCATGTTCGGCTCGAAACGATTGAGCGCCATCTAGAACGCCACGCTCGTCAGGTTGCGAACGAACACCACGGAGAACGTGGCCGAGCTGAACGTACCGGACGTGATCGCCCGGACATAACGACGCACTGTCGCGCCCCCGGCGCCGGCCAGTCGCTCGGTGCCGATGGCCGACTTGGCCGCGAACCCGCCGCCGGTCAGGTTGGCGAACGCGGCGTTGTCGGCCGAATCCTGCAAGGTCACCGTGACCGAGGTGCCGGTGAAGGCGGTCACCTGCAAGTAGGCTTGCCACCCGAACAGCGTGCTCACGCTTCCGAAGTCGATGGACGTGCCGTTGGTGGCGGCCGTGTCGGTCTTGAGCCCGGCCGTGAGCTGTTCGCCCCACTCGATCCCGTAGCCGTTGGCCTGAGCGCTGACCGCGAAGGTCAGCGCCCCGTCAGCGCCGCGTGACGGATCGTAGTTGACCTGTTTGGCCAGGCAGCAGGCGCCCGGGTTGCCGAGTGTCGTGCCGCGCGCGTAGGTGACCATGACGTCAGCGGTCGGCAGCGGCGCGAGCGCGACGTGCTCATGGCTGGCCACTGTGTTGTGGAAGGCAGAGAACTCGATCGCGCCGTCCCGCAGGCCACCGATCCGCTCCATCGCGCTGGCATTGATCGCGGTCACGTCGAGCAGGGCCGGTCCGCCACCGATCCGACTCAGGCTGCCGACATCACCGGACAGGTCATATCCACCCACATACAGGTTGTCCCCGAGGCCGCTCGTCTTCGCCATGTCATGCCACCTGGGGCCAGAGGTCGGAAATGATCAACGGAAGGGTGATCGTTGCCACCCTGAACAACTTGCCGTCCTGGTTCAGGTACCCGAACCGCGCGGCCAGTGGGTTGTTGCCGGCCAGACCGAGCAGGTCGACCTCCCGAACCAGGCCGGACAGGTCAAAATCAGCGGCATAGGCGGCCATCAGGGCATCGACCGCGCGCAGCAGCTCCGGGTCGACGCCATCCTGCGGCTCGGCCAGCATGCTGCCGTAGACCCGGACGTTGAAGACGAGAAGGGCTGTGGTCGCGGCCAGTCCGGACTGGTTGCGCGCCGGCCCGATGGAGTCGCACCAGGCGACGCACGACAGGCCGACCCCGGGGGCGTTCTTCGGCTCGTGACTGGCGACCCGCTCGAAGATCCCGAGGGTAGCGGCATGGTCGGTGATGGCCGCGACGATGCTCGCGGTGGCCAGGCTCACGAGAGCTTCGCCAGGACGGGACGGAAGACCCGCTCAACGATCTCCGGGAGCTTGCGTGCCGCCTCCTGGCGCGCGCGTCGCCAGTTCGCGTAGCCCTTGAATCGGGTCGTGGCATTGCGGCTGCCGATGCCCTCCAGCCAGGGGCCGTAGATGATCTTACGATCGTTGACCACCAGGTCGCCGGCCCTACTCGACGTGACAACCTGCGTCTCGTAGTACGGCGTCGGATGCCGGAAGGTGGCGTTCATGAAGCCGTGCAGCGTCGCCGACCCGTGCGCGGCCACCTGAACCTGCGCCTCGGCCAGGGTGGCCGTGACCAGCTCGGCCGCCGCCCCGTCGAACAACGGACCGGTCAGGACCACCTCGGCGCTCACGACGTCACCGTCTCGTAGGGCGCGGCAGGGCAGCCGGTCGCCCATGGATCTTCCTCGCCACAACCGCAGATGCCGGGGCCGTGCATCGGCTCGTCGTCCTCGATCACGGCGCCACCACCCTGTAGCGCGCCTTGCGCCCGTACTGCGCGTACGCCTGCGCGCGGATGTCCCCGAGTGCGTCCAGGCGCATCTGGCGCTCACCCTCACCCTGACCGGCCGTGCGTGCATAGCCGGTGGACTGTTGTAGTACCTCATTGATCGTCTCTGCGATCGCCAGTGAGCGGACCAGCGGTGGTGGTGCCCATGCCGTCACAGTCGCGCCGTTGGAGTGTGTGGCGGCCGTCGAGCCGGCCGCGCCACGCACCACGGTCAGCGAACGGGAGGCGTAGATGGTAGCGGCCGCGTGCGCGGCCAGGGTACTGCCGTCGAACGCCCGCTTGACGATGAGCGCCGTGGCTGTGATGTCGATGATGAGCAGGCGTTCGGCGTCGATCAGCAGCAGCTCGCCGACGTGGAAGGCGGCCACCGATCCGGACGGCGTCAGGACCTGATCGGCGCTCGACGCCGTCAGGGTGCCGGTCTGGCTCGTCGTGCTCATCGCCCGGCCGGTGACGAGCAGACGTTCGGTGTCGACCTTGAGCAGGGAACCGACCCCGACCTGCGAGCCGTCGCTGATCGCGACGGTCGTGCCGATCGTGTCGGACAGGCTCGCGGCCAGGGTGCCGACCGGCGCCTGGCCGTCGGTGTGACCGAACAGGCCGGTCACGGCAATCGCCTGCTGCCAAGTACCGGAGCCGCTTGCGAAGGCGGACGACGAGCCGAGGTCGATCTCAATCGAGCTGTACGGCGGGCCGGACTGGTTCGGCTCAAGGAAGTAGTCGGCCGGCGGGATGACCGTCCCACCACTGGCCAGGCTCGTCACGGAGATCAGCTCGTGCTGGTCCAGCCAGAGACGCCACGGCGTCCCCTGCTGACCGGACGGGTAGTCCCAGGAGCGGATGTCGACGGTGGGGACGAACGACCGGTGGAGGAGTCCTTCGACGGAGCGGGTGGCCGACTCCAGAGCGCGGTCGACACGGACGTCGGAGCGCGCGGTCTCGGCGAAGTCGAGAGCGCCCTTCACGTCCTCCCGCGTGCAGAGCGGGACCGTGCTCAGTGCCATGGTCGCCCGTCCTGTGCCCTTGCATTCTTGGCCGGTCAGCCCGTGAGCTGAGCGGGAGCGGGTACTCCCGTTCAGAATAGCGTGCCGTCCGGGTTCAAGGTCCACACGGTCCGGACCGATGCAGTGAGTACGCGCCGATGACGGTGCGTGCCACCTCGTCAAGGAGTCCCGATGTCCCGTCCCAGCACGCCCACCCTGGCCGCATCTGCGGTCGCCGTGGCGCTCGGAGCCGCGCTCGTCACGTCGAGCCTGACCGGCGATGAGCCGGCGCAGGCCGCACCGAAGCACCTGGTGGTGCCGGTCGCGGCGACCATTTGCGCGCCGGCCAGGCCGTCCGTGATCACGGTGCGTGTCGTCCAGTCGACGCCCCGGGTCGCCCGGCCGGCACCGCGAGCCCGCACCCGCACGGTCATCATCACCCGGCCGGTCGTCGTTCAGCGCGTGACCGTCGTCAATCGGGTCAGCACGAGCACCAGTGTCGGTATGACCAGTCAGCTGGCGCCGGTCACACCGACACCGATCATCAAGGATGACGACGAGCGCGAGCATGGCAAGCACGGCAAGAAGCACGAACACAAGCGCGAGCACGGCAAGAAGCACTGCAAGAAGCACCGCCACTGAGCTGAGCCGACGCCTCGGGGGAGGTGTCGGTCAGGCCGGCCGCCAGCCGTCGAACGGACAGAAGAGCGAGCCGTCGGGGCCGCGCAACAGCGGCTCGCCGTCGTTCGGACAGGCAACCGGCCCGCGCTGCGCCTCCTGCTCGCGGAGCTGGTGCGCCTCACGGGTGATGCTCCGCAGTGACTCGTAGCCCATGACGTCAACCAATCAGTTCGGTCATCATCCGCTGCGCCCAGAGCAGAGATGACGCAGCCGTCGGATGCAGGCCATCGACCGTCTGCGTCGATGGATCATTCAGGGTCGGCCAGATATCGACGCCGTACACGCCGTACTGCATGGCCGCCCACGCGAGTGCGTCGGCGCCGATCTGGGCACGGTAGTAGGCCGACTG